CATCCTCGACCAGCATCCTGGGTCCGCGTTTTACCGGATGGGGGAGCGGTCCTGGAGGGTCGTGCCGGCGTTCGGGAGGACCGGGCGGCGCAACGTGATCCATCTGTTCAAGACGCTGCGGCCCGGGCAGTCGCGCGGCGTTCCGTACCTCGCTCCGGTGATTGAACCCTTGAAGCAACTCGACCGGTACACCGAGGCCGAGATCATGGCGGCGGTGGTCTCGGGGATGTTCACGGTGTTCGTGAAATCCGAGACCGGCGGGACGGGGCTCTCTCCCATGGAGCCTGCAAACGAAGTCGGGGGCTCCTTAGGCGACGACGACTTCAAGCTTGCCTCGGGAGCGATCTTGAATCTGGCCAAGGGGGAGGAGATCCAGACCGCGAACCCCACCCGGCCCAACGCCGGGTTCGACCCGTTCATCATGGCGGTATTGCGGCAGATCGGCGTGGCGCTCGAACTTCCGTTCGAGGTGCTGGTAAAGCACTTCACGGCCTCGTACTCGGCCGCCCGGGCGGCGCTTCTTGAGGCGTGGCGGTTTTTCCGCACCCGGAGGGAGTGGCTCGCGGCGAACTTCTGCCAGACGGTCTACGAGAACTGGATGGACGAGGCGGTCGCGCTGGGCCGGATCAAGGCACCGGGATATTTCGCGGACTCGCTTATCCGGAAGGCGTATCTGGGCTCGGACTGGATCGGGGACGCACAGGGGCAGATCGATCCGGTCAAGGAGATCTCGGCGGCCGAGAAGCGGATCCAGCTGGGGGTATCGACCGTGACCGAGGAGACGGCGGCGATTACCGGCGGCGACTTCGAGCGGAACATCCCTCTGATCACGAAGGAGCGCCGGATGCTCAAGGAGGCAGGGCTCTCAAATTCCGCGGCGGCTTCGCCCGTAGTGCCCGGGAACGCAAACGGAGCCGCAACGGCAGCCAACCCCCAGGAAACGCCGCAGGATGAAGATCAACCCGAAGGAGGGGATGCGAATTGAGGCTCGTCGACATCCTGACCAGCCCGTGGGCGATTGTGCCGGAAAAGCTCCTGGAGATCCAGGCGATCTACCGCACCCACCTCCGGGGTGACAAGATCGACCTCGGGGCCCTGGAGGCGAAGCTAGGTCACCCCCTGGCGAATGACCCGAAGCCGTATGAGGTCGTAAACGGCGTGGCGGTGATCGAGATGGAGGGGATCGTCGCCAAAAGGATGAGCCTGTTCACGAAAATCTCCGGCGGGATCTCCACCTACCACGTCCAGCAGCAGTTCGCAAATGCCATGGCGGACCGTAAGGTACAGGCGATCCTCTTGAACATCGACTCTCCCGGCGGGGGAATCGACGGGACGGCGGAACTTGCCGGGATGATCCACGCGTCCCGGGGCAGTAAGCCGATTGTCGCCTGGACGGACGGCATGCTGGCCTCCGCGGCGTACTGGATCGGGAGCGCGGCAGACGCCGTGTACGTCTCCGGGGATACTGCGCAGGTGGGCTCCATCGGCGTCGTTGCGTCGCATATGGACATCTCCGAGGCCGAGAAGATGATGGGAATCAAAACCACGGAGATCGTAGCGGGCAAATACAAGCGGATCGCCTCCCGCCACGCCCCGCTATCCAAGGAGGGGAAGGCGACGATCCAGGAGATGGTGGACCACGTCTACTCCGCATTCGTCGCAGACGTGGCGAAACACCGCGGGGTCTCGGAGGAGCAGGTCTTGGAGCAGATGGCGGACGGCCGGATTTTCGTCGGTCGCCAGGCTGTAAACGCCGGATTGGTCGACGGTGTTTCGACCATGGAGGAGTTGATCGGGAAACTGTCCGCCGGGGATCTTGCGGCGGGCAAACCCGTTGCGGCCGGTGCCGCCGCGACGGCTATCGAAGACATCAAGGAGGATCCCATGAAAGTGAAAGTCGGCGAGGAAACCATCGATGTCCAGGACGCGCTGGAAATCGACGCAAAGTGGATCTCCGAGAACTGCCCCGACATCGCTAGGTCCTTCCGGTCGGAAGGCGCGGCGGCTGAGCGGGAGCGGATTCAAGGGATCGAGGAGGCGGCGCTGCCCGGGTACGAGCGGATCGTCGCGGAGGCGAAGGCGGACGGCAAGTCGACCGGGGCCGATGTGGCCTTCAGAATAGTGAAGGCCGAGAATCAGGTGCGGGCGAAGAAGCTCGAGGAGATCCGCGGGGACGCCCCGCTCCCGGTCCCGGCGCCTGCGGTGGACGGCGTTTCCGCGCCTGCGGAAGCGAAAGAAAAGGGGTTCATGGCCTTGGTGGACGAGCACCAGGCCAGGGAGAAGTGCTCCCGCGGGGCGGCGATCCAGGCGGTGGCCCAGGCGCACCCCCAAGCGCACGAGAAGTGGCTCGACGGGCAGAGGGAAAAATCCAGGAAGTAACTCTTGAAGCCGCCGGTGACGCGGCTGCTAAACTTCTAACGAAAATAAGGAGGTCCAACATGAGCTGGATCGTAGGAGATATGACGTTTACGGCCAACGGAGCGCTGGCGGCCAAGGTGCGCGTGAAGATCACCGCGGGTTCCACCACCGACCCGCCCCAGGTCGAGGTTGCGGGAGCCGGCGAGGAGCATATCGGCATCACGGAGTTTGCCGCGGCCAGCGGTGCGCTCGTCACGGTGCGGAGCAGGAAATCCCCCGGAATCCACGAGGTGACCGCGGCGGGTGGGTTCGCCGTGGGTGCGGCCGTCTACGGCGCGGCGGCGGGGAAGGTGGACGACGTTGCCGCCGGGTCGAGCATCGGCTACGCCGTCGAAGCCGCCACGGCCGACGGGGATATCGTCGGGATCATCGACCATCCCTGACCCAGATACCGATCCAAGACCCCTGACGGGCCCGCCGAGTGCGGGCTTTTTTATTATTCACGAAGGAGGAAAAGGAAATGCCCAGACCGACCAGCACGACGACGATCCAGCGTCCCGATCTTGGGGTGCTCGTCTACGAATACGTCATGAACGCAGCAGACCGGGGGTTCATCTGCCTCGATCTGCTCCCGCTCTTCGAGGTGGGAGAGCAGTCCGCCGACTACCCCGTCATCCCGTTCGAGGCGCTGCTCAAGATCCAAAGCACAGCCCGTGCGCCGCGCGGGGCCTATCCCCGGGGCGACTACGAGTTCGAGACCGGCACGTACTCCTGCAAGGAGAACGGCTGGGAGGAACCCGTGGACGATGTCGAGCGCAAGCTCTACCGGCGGTTCTTCGATGCGGAGGTGGTGGCGTCTCTTCGTGCCACGGACATCCTGCTCCGCGCCCAGGAAGCCCGAGTCGCCGCGAAGCTCTTCAACACGGGCAACATCACGCAGACCAGCGGGGTGAGCGTCGAGTGGAACACCGCGGCGACCTGCACGCCTCGGGAGGACGTGGCCACGGCGAAGGAGGCGATGCGTGCGGCCGGGCAGCCCAAGCCCAACGTCCTGGTCATCAGCGAGAAGGTGTTCAACAAGCTGATGCTCGCCAAGCAGGTGACCGACGCCTTCCGGTACACCAGCCCGTTCGAGACGGCACCGTTTGAGGCGAAAAAGCGGCTCCTGGCGATGTTCCTGGACATCGATCGCGTCCTGGTGGGCGGGGCGATCAAGGACAGCGCGAAGAAGGGGAAGGCGATTTCCGCGGCGGACATCTGGGACGACGAGTACGCCGGGCTGTTCCGCGTCTCCGCCGGCGGGCAGGACCTGCGGGAGCCGTGCGTCGGGCGGACCTTCCTATGGACGGCGGACTCGCCGCAGAACGTCGTGACGGAGTCCTACCGCGAGGAGCAGACCCGAAGCGATATATATCGGGTCCGCCAATACACGGACGAGGCGTTTATCTTCACGGGCGCGGGCTACCTCCTCTCCAACATCCACACCTGATCCGAACCGCAATGACGGGGGAGGGGCGGCCAACGGTCCTTCCCATCGGGGGATGACGTGGCCTACGACTTCGCATCTGATCTGGATACGGTCTTCAACACGGACGAGCTCGCCGAGACTGCGACGTATACCCGGTCAGGGTTCCCTCCCACTTTCATCCCCGTGATTTTCGAGAACGAGTTTTCGGTTACGAACGAAATCGGCGAAACGGGAATGGGCGTATCAGCCCCGCAAGCGCACTGCAAGACCGTCGATGTGGCAAATGCCTCCCGCGGCGACACGCTTGTTGTTGGCGGGACGACCTACTACGTCCAGGAAGTACGGCCCAACGGCACGGGGGTCACTACCCTTATCCTTTCGAGGGACCAGTAGATGGCCGACAATCGGGACGCCATAGTCGACGCCGTCGTCGCGCGGATGCAGCAGATCACCGTGGCCAACGGGTACTTGACCGACGCCGGACAGCGCGTCTTCCGTTGGCGGTCGGCGGACGTGGCCCCAACCGAATGCCCGGCGATCGATGTCCGGGACCCGGACCGGCGTCCCTTAGGGCTCTACAACAACGTCGTCCGGGACTGGGAATTGGCCGTCGAGTGCAGCGCCTTCGCCTCCTCCGGGGCCGACACGGATGGGGCGCTGAACCGGATCGTCGAGGACATCCTTAAAAGCGTTCTTGGTGGCGACAAGACCTGGGGCGGCCTTGCCATCAAGACGACCTTCGACAACGACAAGAAAGGGTTCGACCAAAAAGACGTCAAGGTCGGCATTGCAATCTTGAAGTTCCTGATCCAGTACCGCAACCAGTAAGAAAAACAGGAGGAATGGATAAATGACGACCCCGCAGATCGCTCCGAATGCGGCAAACCTTCTCCTTGGCCGTGGTGCCGTCTACTTCGACCGTTTCGCGGCCGGGACCATCACCAGGCAGGGGGAGGTCCATCTCGGCAACGTCACGAAGCTCGAGATCACGACCACCGACGAGGTGAAGGAGAAGTTCTCGTCGATGGTGTCGACCTCGTCGCTGCTTAAGGCTGTAAACACA